CCCCGAATGACTCACTTCAAAGTAGACAACGGTGAGATACTAAATCATGACCACCAAGAGGTGTTCCTACTAGACCACCTTGATGGTATGTACTCCGTGTGCTACGATGACATCGGTCAAATACATCATTTCTCTGTTAACACTCCTGTAATTAAGGTTGACTAATGCTAATCACACCTATACCAACAAAAGTTAAATTTGAAATTGAATGTACTGTACAAGAATTCATTGACATATACAAAGGTATTAATCGAACATCTTACGCAAGTCGTAAGTCCGCAGGTATGAAGGAAGACGAATCATTAATCTTCCAAGAAATCTACGACCGACTGACCCCGATTGCAGAATCACTGGGCTTAACCGAATGAAACACTTCCCACATAACCAACACGTATATCTTGCCGGATCTATTGAAGGAATTCCGTGGGAAGATGCAATCGAATGGCGTAACAATGCTATCAACTATCTAAATAAATATGAAATTGACTGCCTTGACCCCTGCCGTAGAGTTGCGTTTAATAGCAGCACTGAACGACACGCTGACGCCCGAATCTTTAAGGCAGATCTACAAGATATCGCCTTCAGCACGGTTGTCCTTGCCAACTTATCAGATGCTATTGGTGGAAAAAAGTGGGGAACCGTTGCCGAAGTTGCACATGCTCACACCAAGAACAAGATCATTATTGTGATTCTTGCGCCTGACCAATGGGTACATCCCTTTATCAGCCAGTATGCAACAGAAATTCACTACAGTGTTTATGACGCATGTGACGCTGTGAAGGAGTACTTTCTTTGACAGGTGTCGCAGTAATTATCATCACGTATACTATCTGGTACTATATCTCTTTTAAGGACTAACATGCCATACATTCGCTCTATTGACCGTGATCGCCTCGACTACGTTACTGATGCCCTCAGTAATGTCGGGATTAAATCTGCCGGAGAACTCAACTACCTGATTACTAAGCTTGTTGACAACTACCTTATTGACAACGGTAAATCATACCAATACTACAATGACTGCATTGGTGCTCTTGAAGGTGCCAAGCTTGAGTTGTACCGTCGTTGTGTAGCTCCTTATGAAGACATCAAACTAATGGAGAATGGCGATGTATATTTTGCCTGAAATTATCAAACACATCGAAGTGTGGTATATCAATGAATCAGGTAAGCACAGTAAACTTCTGCAAAGTACTGTCCCTGAATCATTGTACCACTATAAAGACGAATTCAAATGTTATTACGTAATTCGATTTAAAGATGGAACTGATCTGCGTCTGTATAATGCAAGCCTTGAATACTACCTTGAAGACTCCTACGATATGCGAATGAGTGACTCTCTTGAAAAATCTTCATGGTCAATGCCATACCAAAAGGTTGACCCTAAAATGGAAGCTGCTATAAACGAATCGTGCCGTAATATGGTTGATAACGCAAATATAGTGTCCCCAACAAGTGTACAAGTAGGTAATCCTACTGTAAAACTTGGTGAAACCCATCCCAACAATCTTGTGGACACCAACCTGAAGACAGCAGCTGCGGCTAAGAAGCCACGATTGAGTGACGTCCCGCCAGTAGCCCTCTTTGCCTTGGGCGCTGCAATGAGTGACGGTAAAGAAAAGTATGGCAGGTTTAACTGGCGTGAAACCGGATCGACATCCTCTGTGTTCTATGATGCAATGATGCGTCACCTGACAGACTGGTACAACGGTGAAGACTACGCGCATGACTCCAAAGTACACCACCTTGGTCACCTTATGGCATCCTGCGCTATCCTTCTGGACAGTGAACTGCATGGTCAACTGAATGACGACCGCCAAATCTACGGCACAATCTCCCGTAACCCTACATGGAAGTCTGAATGAAACTCGTTGAAATACGTTGTCGTGAAGGCGTAATAAACGTATGGGAAAACCGTACGTTTGTCGCCGGATATACCTTTGAAATAGGTGACCTTAATACTGACATCGTTGATTATGCTCGTGAGGGTGAAATAGAGTATGACTACGGCGATGACAGTCTCTATGAAGGAGTCTGCTGATGGGTAAACTCAAACAGATGTTCACCGATGACCGTGGTGAAATCGATTATGCAGCCTACAACCGTTGGCTTGCTGAACAACACAAGGACAAAAATGAACCATGTAAAGACAGTAAAAAGATTCGTAGCCGGAAGCCACAAGCTGTTCGACATCTATGAATGTACTGTAGATGAAGTCGAAAAATATACATCTGCAACCTCTAAAGAGATGGTCAAGCTTACCATCGCTGGCAAGGAGTACTCCGGTCTACACAATAAATGGGTATACGAATACCTTTGTGAAAACGAAGGCAGTCCTTCTTTCGTGGTGTTATGGAGAGCACCCAAAGGGGAACCAATGGTTGCTTATGTCAAAGAAGTTTGGCAAGACCATATCAAGGGTGAATATAACGTCGAAGTCCCCAATGAAACAGAAGCGTATAATCATTCAGATCAGCAAGCATTCTGCTATATGTGGATAAACAAAGATGACGATCGTAAATACATTGGTATGCACACTGGAAAACCTGATGACGGTTACATCTGCAGTTCAGCTCAACTCTTGGATGAACATGGTGAATGCCCTACAAGGTTTCTCCGGACTATCCTAGCGTATGGCTCTACTCAGGAGATGCTTGAGCTTGAAACTATAATGCTCCTTCAACTCAAAACCACAATGAGTCCTCTTTACTATAACCTCTCTAATAACCTTCGCAAATAATATGTTTGAAAAATATATCCATCTGGAACGATACGGTACTGATGCTGTTGACGAAATCAATGTAGGTAAGTGCTATATCTTACCTAAACTCGACGGTACCAACGGTCGTATTCAATGGGATACTGAAGCAGAAATAATGCGCTATGGCTCCCGTAACCGTGACCTTGCATTAGGTGATGATAACGCAGGATTCGCTCTGCATGTATCTCAAAATAACAACCTACAAAATCTCTGTAAGACGTACAAAGGATATACCTTCTATGGTGAATGGCTTGTACCTCATTCCCTAAAGACATACCGCGAAGATGCATGGCGTAAGTTTTATATCTTCGACGTTGTAGACCCACGCGGGAACTTCCTACATTACGATCAATACAGTGTAATGCTGAAGAACTTCAACGTAGAATTCATTCCGTGTGTAGCCACAATAACTAACCCATCGTATGAACAACTTGTAACTGAAACAGAAAAGAACAAATATCTGCTGCAAGAAAACTCAGGTCATGGAGAAGGTATCGTCATCAAACGCTATGACTTCACAAACAGCTTTGGGCATACTGTGTGGGCCAAACTCATCACAAATACCTTCAAAGATAAACATGTGGCAGAAATGGGTGGTTCAGTCATTGTAAACAAAATGATTGAAGAAGAGATTGCTAATGAATTCGTCACAGAGCATGTCGTAAATAAAGTTCTGGAAAAGATTCGTAATGAGCATGGTTTGTTCTCAGCAAAGAATATCCCCCAATTACTCAACACTGTCTACCATGACCTCATCACAGAAGAAATGTGGGAAATCCTGAAGAAACATAAGAACCCTAGGATCGATTTCCGTACGCTAAATACCCTGACAATCACTCGTGTAAAAGCAATCTTGCCAGAACTCTTTGGAGGTAAATAATGAAACCAATGCTACTCTGCAGGGAAAACCCTGATACATCCAAGCTACAGTACCCAATGCTGGTATTCCCCAAATTAGACGGTATCCGCTGCCCTATCGTTGATGCCAAGGCCAAGTCACGTACCCTTAAAGACATCCCAAACAAGCATGTACAGTCAATTCTTTCTTACCCCGAATTCGAGGGATTCGACGGAGAGCTTATCGTCGGAGAGCCTAATAGCCCAACAGTATATCGAGACACTAATTCTTTCGTCATGTCGCATGACAAAGTTGGTATGTTCCGATACTTCGTATTTGATTACTGGAATCGAGATGAACCCTTCTATAAGCGATTCCAAGCATTAAGCGAATCTCTTGTCCATGAATACATCGAAGTAATCAAAGGTGTTCTTGTTAACAATGAAGAAGAACTCCTTGAAGCAGAACGACAAGTACTTGATGCCGGATATGAAGGGTTAATCCTCCGCAGTCTTACTGGCAAGTACAAGTTTGGTCGGACAACCATGAACGAAAACAACACCTACAAGCTAAAGCGTTTTGAAGATGCTGAAGCTGTTATTGTAGGCTTCGAAGAGGAAATGCACAATGGAAATGATGCTGAGACCAACGAACTTGGAAGAACTAAACGCTCGACTGCAAAAGCTGGAATGTCAGGCAAGGGAACTCTCGGTGCTTTTATCTGCAAGACACCTGATGGAATCGAATTTCGAATCGGCTCTGGCTTTGATGCAGAGATGCGAAAACAATATTGGAATGATAAGATATCTTTACTTGGAGGTACGGTCAAATACAAACACTTCCCAATCGGCGTAAAAGATAAACCACGGCATCCTATCTTTCTGGGATTCCGTGATATGGAGATTGACGGATGATTGGCTACAAACTATTTCGTAAACGTAAGAACGGTACTCTTGGTCCACTCTTCATTAACAAACGACAAGTTATTGAAGTAGGCATAGAGTACCCCTTCGAACTACACCCCACAAAGGGATATGCAGTACGTCCCGGATGGCATATCTGTGATGATACTACAGCACCACATCTCAGCAAGAAAGGTCGTGTATGGTGTCAAGTTAAATTCACCCACATGAAGACTCTTAACCGCCCAAAATCGCAGGGTGGTACATGGTACCTTGGCAGTACCTTGCAGGTCATCAAAGAGTTAGCCGGAACCTAGTACCTATTTTAAACTGACACAAGGAAATTTAATATGACATTCACTAAAGTAATTTTCGCATCCATTCTTACTGCAACTTTGGCGGCATGTGGCTTGCGCGCTGACAAAGTATCCTTCGATACTCTTGAGACAGCTCGTGCTCAGAGCAAAGCCAATGTAGAATTCAATGCACAAACTTTCCGTGCAACAAACCCACAATACAGCAACACAGCTATCGTTGCCCAAACAGACTCTACCATGTCACCGGAATGCCCTCAAGGTGACGGATGGGGTTCAGTTGTTTTGATTAACAAAGATAATCCTGCTCAGAAAATCGGACTGAAGTGCTCTACCGTGTCTGGCTCTGTAGGGTGTCTGCTGAATGACGACTTTCAAAAGAAGTCTTACGCCGGAGATGACGGTCGTTGCCAAGACGTCTCTAAAGTACCTTTCCCACTACCTAAAGTAATGAAATGATTGTTATTGAATTCTTAATCTCTTTTGCGGTGCTAACTCTTATTGGGTTAGCTTTTTATGCTGGCTATAAACTAGGAAAGAAATGAAGAAGCTTAATGCAATAACCGTAACGTTCTACCTTGAAGACTTCCCAACGCCTGATGATGCAAGAGACTACTTAGGTGAATGGCTTGATTGTGCTAACGGTGTTATTTGTTGGGACCACAGTATCAGCTACGACATTGTATCAACAGAGGAAATCAATGGATAAACTACCCGCTATTGTCACTCAAGAAGAATGTGCAGAAGTAATTCAGGCTATCAGCAAGTGCTTCAGGTTTGGTCTTAAGGAAAAATGGAACGGGTATACTAACAAAGAAGCCCTTGAGGAAGAAATCGGGCAACTGCAATATATGATTCACTTCTTAACCCAAGAATGGGAGCTTGATGAATTCATTATAGACAAAGCTTACGCAGACAAACATAAAGCTTACCTTAAATACAAACCATACTATGAAAAACTGGGATCACTTCTTTCTTGACTTTGCCGAGCAAGTAGCTCAACAATCCTATGATATCAAAACTAAAGTCGGAACTGTTATTACCCGAGACGACGCTATCTTATCGTACTCGTACAACGGTACCCCTAGAGGGTGGTCTAACGTTATGCGTGATGATAAGGGTAAAACCCTGCCGTGCGTTATCCATTCAGAAATTTACGCACTTGCTAAGCTATGCCGGAGTACAGAAACTTCCGTTGGAGCAACGCTATATTGCACACTGTCACCTTGTATTGAATGCTCTAAAGCATGTGTTGCTGCGGGAATTTCCCGAGTCGTCTATCGTGATAACTACAAATGTCTCGATGGAGTAAGCTTTCTGGTTGACAACAATACAGAAACAGTGCAAATACCTATGACACCTGACGGATATCAGCGACCTAAAATCCGTTGCTATGGCTCCTGCAATCATGAATCCCTCTTCAACCGAGATGAACTCCAACACACAGGACTTTAATGGAACTATACCTATGCTTCGCTCTTGCTTATATGCTGTGGGAAAACTGGTCTCTCACACAAGTAATTCTTCAGTTACGACATAACCAGAAGAACTATATCTCCATGTTAACTGACAAGGATACCGATGAAGAATTTAAAGATACAAGTCTCAGCGATACCCCCGATCGAAAAGGACATTAAGAAACTTCTTCTTGATATCCTTAACGACTACTGTAAACGGTTTAATGTTACATGCACAACAAATAAAACCGAAATACACATCTCGTTTATTAACTATGAGGAGTATATATCTTCAGGCCTTGCTACTCACGCGCCTGACTATAACAAAATTATGGTTCAGATTGGTGACCCATTCCTGACAAGCGTAAACAGTGATGACTTTTCTGTTGAACCTAACAGTTACACTCTTACGACCTTCATCTGCACTATATGTCACGAACTCGTACATGTATGTCAATACCT